GTTGACGGCGCAGCGCCTAAAGCGTGGGAGCACACTTCAACGGTTGTTACAGATAAATCCGAGACATGCCCATCCGGCAGCCAGGGAGGCAAGTGCTTAGACTGTCGAGCTTGCTGGAATAAAGACATTAAAAATATTAGTTATGGTAAACACTAAACAAACTTTTCACTCCGAAGAGAAGGCCATGGCCAGCAGCGCAAGCTGCTGGCGTGCGCCGTTTTTTTTTAATTTAAGAGTAGTTAGCGAGCAAGCAAGAGAGCGAGCGAGCAGCGAGCGAGCGAGCTGGGGGGAGAGGGAGGGTGGGCCCGAAGGTCACGAGCGGTTCGCGAGCAGAAGCGCATTGATGTGGCCCCAGTCATCGACGGCCAGCGGTGGGACCTCGCGGTAGTCATCAAGCAGACCGAGGACCGATGAACTTCCATAAAGTTTTATGGACACAGGCCCGGCGTCCTGTGATAGTCCGACCAAGATGAAATTACGCTTTGTCATGGTTGAGTGAAACAGGATTTGATGAGGACTTAGGCTTATTTTTTTCTGTTTTAATTTCTTTACTAATTTTAATTCTACTAAGAAGAATCCGCATGAATCATGATAACCGAGCACATCCGGTACTCCAAAAGACGCCCATGATTCCAACCTTGTCCACTTGATTTCAGGTGTGTTTTTCTTTAATAATTTCCAGAGATCACTTTCCTTTTTCATCGTACGAAGCCTTGTAAATTTGTTTGATTATTGTGGTATATGGATTGAAGTCTAAATCTTTAGCACACCCAGAAACCGTTATAAATACTAATATTAGAATTATTCTCATCTGTTTGACTTGTACGGCAAGTTACGTTATAAGTCAACCTATGGGTGTACCAGCTAAATTAACAGAACGTCAGATTAAATTTGCAGAGTTGCTAGTTTATAATGAAGGACGTATGTCACCAGCCGAGTGTGCTATGGAAGCAGGATATAAAACTAGACCTAGACAAGCGGCAAGTGAATTAAGAAGTGCAAAGAAGTCACCTTTAGTTGTTAGATACATTGGTGAACTTAGAGCAGAGGTGCAGGAGAAATACGGAATTACATTTGAAAGACATTTACAGGAACTATCTAAACTTAGAGATGAAGCCACAAAAAAAGGTGCTTGGTCAGCGGCAATCAATGCTGAAGTTGCACGTGGTAAGGCAGGTGGGTTATACGTAGATCAAAAATTAATCATGACTGGAAGTTTAGATAACTTATCAGAAGAAGAAATAGAGTTGAGAATGAAAGATATCTTAAAAGACCACAAAGATATTATAGAAGGTACATCAACAGACATACCAGCAGAGGTATCTGCAACACCCAAAAACATAAAAAAACTAAATTAAGTCTTTGGTTTTGAAACAGTAAGTATTGTTTTAAATCTTTTAGGTTCAAGAGGCGCTGTGATCCCTTGTGGATCAGGTCCTTTAAGTGGTGGGATAAGGTTAGTTTTAACATGAGGCATGTTTTTAACAAGTGTCGGATTCTTTTTCATTAATGTAATTTTTTAATAGATTTTATCACTGCGGTTGGAATTATACAGGTATTACCAATGGTGTCAAAGGTAGGTTTATCTTTATTTAAAATGTAATCCGTAAATATTCTAGTAATGCCTTTACTTTGACTTAATAAGTACCCTTTAGACACACAGACAGGCAACTCTTGTTTTTTTAAGTCCTTGGTGTCACTCCAGCCTGCATCACCTTCTATGTCCATCCAATGAATCTCAACAAATGGATAAGCGGCTATGTCATTGCCCAGAGATTTAGTATTAAGCGGGATAGTCTTTTTATTTCTAATTCTCTTTTTTGGCATAATCTGTTTTACTATAAGAGAAATATTTAGGCAATTTTATTTTTTTTAAAAACAAAAATATTTTTCTGCCCCATGTACATGTAAATGGCGTATAATGAACAATGTGTGCCACGGTGTGCCACCATAAAACAGAGCAATGGCACAGCTATTACTCGCTTATACCAACACTAATAGTCTAAAAACACCCCTTGTGCCACTGTGCCACCGACTAATTTACGATGGAAAAAAAAACTAATGCCCTCAATATTTCTCTTATGGTGGCACAAAGCCATTTTTGGCGTAAAACTACAAATCATCTCTGCCCCCAAATATTAAAACTATAATTACTGCTAATATCAACGCTATATAAAAATATTCCATTACTACCTTTCAATTTTATAGGGCTTCCACTCTCGCTTCCACCCTAGATCCCCGGAGGAACTACTTAACCCTGTTTAAATGTAAGAGATTTAAATCTCTCTATACTTTCGGTCTTTAAAACCATTCTAGTCGGTTCATCGTGACCTATAATATTATTTTCTTGTATCTCAATTTTTCTAATCTCTTCTAAATGTCCACTCGCAGTCTCTATGTAAAGATGACACTCGGATATTGCTGTACCTTTTTCATCCTTGGTAAACTTACCTAAATACTGCTGTAGATCTCTTACTCTCATACTCATTTTTTGTCTCCTCTTGTTTTATTTAAATGTTCGTTGTATGGATCTAGTCCTACAACCTTCATACTTTTTATCGATTCAGCAAAGTTTAAAATTACAGCATAGAATTTATCTAACCACATTTTTTTAATCTCTGCATTGTTTGCGTTTAGCATTGCTCTATTTAAATTATGCAACTGCTTCAATCTATCGTTCATTATTTGTTCTTTGTTCATAGTAGTCACTCACCTTTCCTAACCATTTATGTTTACATTTTTTAAACTCTTCGCCTTCTATTACAAACTCCTGATAGTAATTATCTTTAGAACACATCATAATTACACCCTTAGTTATTTGTGTCTTATGCATATAGTCATGTGCCATAGCATATGCCGCCAACTGCATTTTGTAATCCCCGATCCACTCTTCGCGCTTCGGTTTGTTCGTTTGCTTAAAGTCGATGATAGCATCTTGGCCCTTGTGTACTCCAACCATATCAGTCTGGCCTGCGTATAGACCGGGATAGAATAGTGTACATTCGATTCCGTAATATTCTGTAACATTACATAGACCTTGCTCTATTATTCTTATAGCCATGTTATGGGCTTGTTGTCCAACTTGAGTCATATCTAAATAACCAGACTCATCTACATAACGTTCAAGAATTTTATGCATAGCAGTACCACGTGATGCTGCTTCCTCAGTTATCATCAACGCAGTGGATTCGCCGACGCGTTCGCGCCAAGCCTGCAAACTAGCAGTCTTACTAGGATCTTGTGTGCCAGATAAAATAGTCGTCACACTTGGTAACTTTTCTTTACCGGCTACGTAATGACGTTTACCTTCGATGGCTTCTCTTACTGTCTTCGGATAGACAAAGCAATTATTGTGTTTCACTTTGTAACTCCTTTTCAAATTTTTCTAAAAAACTTAATTGTTTTACCGCTTCTTCTTTGTTTTTATTATATAATTGTTTTCCTCCAACATAATCATTCATTTTACCATGAAACCAAAGTGTTTGATTTACTATTTCATAAACTGCATCTGGATCCGGTGTTTGTCCAGCAGATCCTCTAGAGTTTTGTTTATATGTAGCCCATCTTAAATTTTCTATTTTATAATCACAACGAACACCATCTACATGATCTACTATTGTTTTATCTACATTATCATTAGGTATAAAAGCTAATCCCACCAATCTATGCATAAGAAATTCATATTCTTTAATAACTTTTTTAAACTTTTCTTTTCCCGGAGTTCTAAAATCTTGTGTTTCTCTCATTTCATCAGCGTGCTGAAGCCTACAACCAATATATCCAAGAGAAGCTTTAACTTTAGAAATACTCCCTGTAATTATTTTATTTTTTACACCTTTAACATTATAAATAAAAGGCCAAGAAAGATCTAAGTATTTAGGGTCTACTACATCTTTATTTTTACATCTATTAAAAAAATGTGGTCCACCTGTTTTAAACATAAAATATTGATTAGGTTTAATTTTATGAGTATGTATAACTGTAGATAAATCTACTCCTTCTTTAGGATTTATATTCTTTAAAATATCTTCTTTATTTATCATTATTTCTCTTCCTTTCTTTTTTGTTTCTTATTGATTGTTTTAACGACTCATCTAATTCTTTAATTTCTTTTTGACCAAAAATTAAATCATAGTTATCCCTATACTTGTTCGTACTGGGTCTAGACTTTCCATCCCACTTTTCTTTTTTCATAGTTTCCTAGATATTTCAAGTAATTCCATTTCCTGTACATACTCATTTAAACGATCTACTTCTTTTGCCATAAATAAATTGTCTTTTTTAATTTCAGAAATATATTTGTCTTGCTCTTCTATACGTCTCTCTAAATCCAGCGGTCCTCGGTCATCTTTACTTGACATGACTATCCTCCATACATTTTTTCCAACCCGGATAACCATTTTCTTTTAACCACAAACTATGCCAATACAAAGCTAAACGTGTTAATTCTTTCTCAATCATTTGACAGGTACATACATACTATATTCTAATGTAAGCTCCTCACCGGCCTTAATATCTCGTCTAGTAATCAAACTATAACCAATCACACAACCATCCATACGACCTTTTATTCTTTTACAATTAGGACCAGACACTTCTATATCTTTACCTTCGTTGTTAGGTTCTTTTATAGTTTTCTCATGATTAATAAAACCACCTAATGGAGTTCTAATCATTTCTAGTGGTGCCATTTTATTTTTTTCTACTTCTATGTGAGAAATACCTAGATCAGTATTTTCCGCTATGTCTATGCTAGCAAATAATCCTTGGCCATCTATTAAACTTTCTTCAATAAATAAACTATCAGGTAATGGTTTGTAGGTTTGTTTCTTCTCGAACTCTCTAGCTTTGTTTTCACTTATAACTTCAAAATGTTCGTCGTTTTGTTCAGTCATTTATCTCTCCTTGGTTATCACACTTATTACAATCAGCTATAATCTCTTCTCTACCTTCTTCAATTACAGCCCTTACGTAGCCATTGCCCTTACATTGAGGACAAATAGTTTTATGCTTTTCCGTTTTTATAGCCATGTTTCTTACTTTCTTTCTTTGCTAAACTTTCTATTGTTTTACTCACAGTTAAATCAGCGTCAGTAATTTTACCATCGCCAAGATATCTTAATATTTTATAAGTCGCTATCGATACCGATACGGACTTAAATTTTGCTGGATCAGCCATTTTTCTCTTCTTTCATTTAGTTATTTATATCTTAATATATGGGAAGTTACACTAATAAAACAAGGGTTGCAAGAAAATAATTTTTAGTGTATTCTGGGGATCTCTTCTCACACCTTTTGTTTGCCGTGGATTTATCCACGGTAAGCAAGATTACTTACCTTGACCTAAATATCTACGTTGGTTCTTTTGTCTTTTTTCGTGCTTTGATTGAGATTTTTTATGTTGACCAGGCCCTCTTTTTTTAGGCTGATCTCTTTTTACAAAATGGGAAAAGTTTTGTTTAGCCATTATCTGTTACATTTACATCTTCAGAATGTCTTCCCAGGTCTGTGTGTTTATCAACTTTTAAATATTTAATTACACCATTAATTTTTTGTTCTAGATCTTCTCCACAACTTATACATCTATAAAATGTAGAATCTATTCCAACTAATAAAGTATTTAAATTACATGAACCACAAGTACCTGTAACGATTTCTGTTTTAAATTGTAATTTGGGTTTTTTCTTTTTCATTATTGACAAGATAAACACTCATCACTGTCTTTGTCAAGATCAGCTAGTGCTTCCTGTTTACATTCGTCACTACAAAACAAATTAAATTCATTTTTAGTTTCAAATTCTTTCTCGCATTTTTTACAATTTTTTTTCATTAATTAAGTATAAGCTTTTTTATAGATTTTTCACCCATATAAATTTCTGTTTCTGCTTTAGATTTTATGCAATGGTATTCTACATTTTTTGAAGCCCCTCGCATAGCAATTCTTTTACCTTTTAAACATTTAGACATAGAATCTTGTATTCTGTGCTCCTTGATTTCTCCTGAGACGATCATTAAAAGAGCTACAACAATCTCTGTCATCAATGATCCCCATTACCATTTGCTCTAACTTTATCTTTTAATCTTTCTATATCAATTATTGCTTTTTCTAGTTGCTTATTAAGGAATTGTATATTAACCTTGTTGGTCATATTTTGTTCTTGAGTTATTTCTAATTTTTCAGTTGCTTTGTACAAACCTTCTATCAACATAAACTGTTCCTGATCGGTCGGTAATTGTTCACTTTTTTTAAGTAAGTCTGCATTAAATAATTGTCTTGAAGTCTCTAAGCTTGTTAGTCTAGCAGTAAGCTCAAAATATCCGTAGACACCCACAGCCACGGCTGCCATAATACTAACCATATTTTTGAGTGGCATGCCTATTGTAGTTTTATCTGATATCTTCATTTTTTCTTTTTTGGCTTAGACTCAAATATTTTATTTACCCAAGACATATAACGATCCGCTATATCACAGCATTTATATATGAACTTATCAATCATTAGAGGGTTTGGGAAGTGGTAATACTATTTCGTTGTCCTCTGTCAAGTATTTAGGTATTTTTAGCTTCTTTTTGCTGGGTTTTAGGAACTTATCTCCCATTAACTTAACGTCTGGGTTCTCTTTTTTGTATTCATCTTTTAATTCATCCCAAAGACTTCCAGAATTTTCTGGTCTACTTCTACTACTTGTTGGAGTAACGCCTCTACATTTACTAGTTAATAAATTAAAATTTTTATTTAGTGCAAGGCTCGGATTACTATTAACTTGACCACACATCTTCATTAATTCTAATTGTTGTTTAAGCATTCTATTTTCTTTGCCACTCTTACAATCTACACCTAAATATTTTCTGTAAGTAAGCGATAAATAACGACTACCATTATTAAAATTACGATCCAATGCTTGTAATTGTTGATTTTCACTTACACTTTGAGTAACTCTTGTTTCCAAATCTCCACATCTTTCATCAGAATTTTGTAGATATTCGTTTCTACTATGTGAGGGTCCACCAAAAAAAGCTAACATAGTTAACATTAAAATTAATATTGCTGTAAATTTATAATCCATGCGGAGACCTTCCATATGATTACCTACCTAAATCTTTAATATCATAGTCGTGTTCCCGTACCTGGTCGGAAAGCACTCGATACATATTCTCTGCCATCTGCCACGTTGCTTCAGCTGATGATAATCTTATTTTTAAATCTGCTACTTTTTCTTGTTCTACTGCTAAGTCTCTTCTAAGGTCTACTACTTCAACAGCTAATATTTTTGTGATGGCTTTTTTGTTTGCGTTGATAGTGTCTGTAAGATTAACGACGTACTTAACGCCCGTGAAGGTCCCGAACAACACAGAAGCTATAACTGGTATCAAGACAAAATTCTTTTTGAATAGATCTGCAATGTTCATAATTTAAATTCCTCATTTTTTTTCCTCGATTTCATAAAAGAAATTGTCGGTGTCTTCAGTCTTCCACGCTCCAGTGTCCTCTACATTCCATTCATTGTTTTGTACTTTCCAATCTGGAATATCGTTTTTAATAGTAAAAGAAGGCAAGTCCCATATACATCTATTGTTAGGTTGAGCCGCATAATTTCCATCATCTAAAGCCATGATGTGTGCACACTTATGTTCGTGTGGGATCTCTGAATGATCAGTATCTAGTATATTAGCATCTGGGTGAGCCCAGTCAACAGTAAAAAGATATGCACCATGGTGCCACTTCTTATCTTTACCAATATATTTTCCCGAAGCCGCGCTTAAAATAGCCCAACTAGTAACAGCAGGATGATAGCTAAAAGAATTCCAAAGCTCCAATTCATCCAATCGTCTGATTGGTACATCTTTGACTTCGTAGCCACGTTGAATAAATGCGCTAATAGGCAGGCGATAGAATATTGCGCCGTTCTCCATAAGAGCATGGAATAGTATTGCCCTGCCACCCATACTGGTAATGCCAAAGATAATACAGTCTTGAACTTCTCCGTGATGTTTTTTACAGTCATATAAATACTCCCTTCGTATTTGTGCATAAGTTGTGGGTATGTTTGCATTAAGATAAGCCATTATTTAATTTCACCCCAATTAGCACCTGATTCGTAGTCAACTTTATTTGGTACTTTTAATTCTACAGCTGACTCCATTATTTCAATTATTTGTTCGGCCTGTGCATCAGATTCAACAGAGATATCAACCTCATCATGAATTTGTATGTGCGGTACTATACCATTTTCATACAATGCTACCATACTTTTCTTTGTCATGTCTGCTGCCGATCCTTGTATTAATTTGTTTAATGCTTTGTAAGTAAATGCACGTTTTAAAGGCTCATCATATTCTTTTCTTGCTTGTTCTAAAGGTAATGGTCTAAATATACCAAACTGAGTAGGTTGCCATAGATCAAAATGACACGCTCTACCTCCTAAAGTTCTAATCTTACCTCTGTTTTCTGCCTTACGAGTTACATTGTCCATTAATTTTTTAACAAACGGAGCCTTGGCATGATACTGTCTAATTAATTTTTCAGCTGATTCTTTTTGTAAACCTAGTTCTGACATTAATTTATTTTTACCCATACCATACATAAGTCCAAGGTTAATAGTTTTGGCTTGCTTACGTTCTATGCCTGCCATGTCTGCTACTACCTGGTGGAAATCTGCATCACCTGCGTTATAGGCATTAACAATTTCATCAACGCCATCTAAGTTTTGTAACTTAGCATAGTGTACTAAAATTCTAGGTTCTTGTTGTGAGTAATCAAACGATCCCCATGTTGTTTTTTCTTCTGGAATAAATATAGATCTAATCATCGGTCCAATCTCCGGATGCCTCGCTGGAATCTGCTGTAAGTTTGGATTACTCATAGAGAATCTACCTGTAACAGTTCCTCCCTGGTCTGATCGTATTTGATTTATGTCTGCATGGATTCTACCGTTAGAAGAATGCTTGGTAATAGAATCTATAAAAGTTGTATGTGCTTTGTTAATCTCTCTTGCGTCTGCAATAGATCTAGCTAATTCATGTGGATGGTTTTGTAAAAAGTTTTTAGTAAAGCTAGGCTCATTACTTTTTTCTGTTCTATCATATGGTAGTTTTAATTTGTCAAATGCTTTTGCTATACTACGAGCCGCATGTATCTCTACGTCTATACCTGTTAACTCTTTGATTTTACTAAGAATTTTGTTCTCTCTTACTATTAATTTTTTCTTTAGATTAGCTGCATGTTCAATGTCAACTCTTACACCTTTGAATCTCATATCAACTAAACAAGGAAACAATTTAGTTTCCAAATTAAATACATCCATAAGTTCTTGGTTATGTAGTTCTATACTTAATCTTTGCCAAAGTTTTAAGGTAGCTTCAGCATCACGTTCAGCATATTCTCCTACATACATTGCAGGTAACTTCCACATATCTGCCTTAGGATTAAGATCATAACTCTTAGCCGCTTCTTGTAATACTTTCTCATCTTTACCTAGGCCAACATAAAATTTAGCTAAAGTATTTAATGCATACGACATTCTGTTCTCATCAATTAAAGATGCCGCAATCATAGTGTCAACTATCTTACCTCTAATTTTAATACCTGCCGCTCTTAACCAGCAAACATCATACATAGCATTGTGAAATATAAATGTAGTTTTCTCTTGATTAACTAAATCTTGAACCCATTGTAATACGAGTTTTCTGTCCATATTACCACCACCCTCATGTCCAATCGGATAATAGCCAGACCAGCCCTCTACGGCCACCGCAACGCCTGCAATGTGTCCTTTTCCGACAACACTACCTGAGCCCTGAGTTATTAGATAAGGGTCATAAGTTTCTAAATCAATAGCAACTTCTTTATAACCTGATAAATCTTTTAATTCTTCTGGTGCAACCCATTCAGTTTCGGGTGCAAACAAAGGCATTTGGGTTCTTCTCATTTATAATCTCTCTCTTTCACCATTTCTAGATAATGTATTGCTTTATCTATATCTTGTATGCCACCCTTAGTCGAGTGCCTACATATATACTTAATAGCGTTTCCTTCTGCAAAAAGCAACTTATTTTTGTTAATAAATTCAGCAGGTTGTATCTTCATGTACATATAATGACTACCTCCTACTTGTTTAAACAACGATGATAATTCACCAAGTTTAACATTATCGTTAACAACTCCTTTTTTCTTTAGTTCTTTGTATAGTTTTTTCATATTATATAAGCTCGATCAAAGTTTTTAGGATCTAGTAAATGCAATTCACGCTTCGCTCTCGTCGCGCCAGTATAAAATAATCTATGTAATTCATCTGGGTCATGACTAAAAGTTTCTAGTGCGGCACCTGTTAGGTCCTGTAATAATAAAACGTTGTCGGCTTCTCCTCCTTTTGCTGCGTGTAT